TACATGCTCAACAAGTCGATCAGCGAGGACGGGCGCCTGAGCTGGGCTGCTCGTGGCCTGCTGGTCTTCCTGCTGGGCAAGCCTGACCACTGGGCGGTGTCCGTCACCCACCTACGCAACGAGACCGCCAAGTCGTCCAAGCCGACTGGTCGTGACGGTGTGTACGGCCTGCTGCAGGAACTGATCACCGCCGGCTACGTCCAGCGCCGCCAGGACCGTGGCGAGTCCGGTTTGCTGGGCGAAACCCACTACGTCGTGTCGGAAACACCGCTTCCGGCTTTGCCGTATCCGGTTGAACCGCTTCCGGATCAGCCGTATCCGGCAAATCCGACACTAGTAAGTATTGAAGGTAAGCAAGGATTGAAGGGAGCAAGTACCGACGCTCGCCAAGGCGAGTTGGTGGACTTCGAACGCTTCTGGAAGATCTATCCCCGCAAGGTGAGCAAGGCCGACGCCAAGAAGGCTTGGGCGAAGATCAAGGTAGGCGCAGAGCTGTTCGACCTGATGGCCAAATCCCTGGCCGCCTGGACCGTGTCGACCGACTGGACCAAGGACGGCGGCCAGTACATCCCGCACGCATCCACCTGGCTGAACGGCAAGCGCTGGGAAGACGAACTGCCCCAGCCGGCAGGCGCCGCCCCGTTCGCATCCCGCCGCCCGGCCAGCGGTCCTGACTTCAACGACACAAGCTGGGCTGATGACCTGGGGGCCTTATGAGCGCACAACCAAAGCTGAGAAGCGTCACGCAGATCATGGCCACGGCTCGAAACCTGCCGGCTGAGGTGCAGGTTCCGGCCAAGCAGCTCGACCCAGGCACAACCGAAGTGGTCAACGCCCTGTTCAAGGAGCTGCAGGCCATCTTCCCGGCGTGGAAGCAGGCCTGGCCGGATGACGAGGCCCTGAAGGCCGCCAAGCGCAGCTGGATCAAGTCGTTCGTCGCTGCTGGCATCAACACGCTCGAGCAGATCCGCTTCGGCATCCAGAAGTGCCGGGTGCTGGGTACCGACTTCGCCCCGAGCAGCGGCAAGTTCATCAAGCTGTGCCAGCCGACCCCGGAGGAGATGGGCATTCCGCCGCTTGCGCGGGCCCTGGCAGAGGCGCTGGAGAACTTCCACCCCAGCAGGGCAGGTTCCCGCACCTGGTCGCACGCAGCGGTGCGCCACGCGGCCCTGCAGTGCGAGGCGCAGAACTTGGGATCGATGGAGGTGGAGCGGGCCGAGAAGGTTTTCGCCCGGGCTTACGACATCACCATTCGCATGCTGGTCGCAGGCGAGCCACTGGGCGACATCGCCACCGGCATCGGTCACGACAGCCAGAAGGGTCTGGCCCAGCTGGCCGACGAGTACGCCAGCCAGCGCCAGGCGCGGCTGCTGGAGATCCAGCAGATCCCAACCAGCGCCGCTGCATGCCGCGCCAACCTGCTAACCAAGTTGAACATCAAGCGCGCCGGGCAGCCTGCCGGGGAGGGAGCGTGAGTCACATCGCAAAGGTTCGTGCCGCATTGGTCATGGCTCAAACGTTCGCTAAGCACGGCGTCCTGTTCGTGCCAGTGCCCTGCGAGAGCGCCGAAGAGCACACCAAGCTTGCTGCCGAGGCATGGAAAAAACTAGACGACATGGAAGCCGCTGCTGAGGAGAAGCACTGATGACCATCGACAAGCAAAAGCTCCAGCCCCTGCTGTGGTCGGTAGTCGCCTCTTGGCGCGCCGGCAGTGATGCCTTCGAGCGCCACACGGACGCCTTGGACGAGTTCCTCGGCGAGACGACGGTGGAAGAGGTGGCGCTGGGGCTACTGGATGAGATCAGCCAGCTCACCGCCCGGGTGCGCGCCGCGGAGAAGCAGCTGCAGGAGGTGGTCAATGCGTGACCTCAACTCAATGTCCAAGGCTGCCCGTTCCGCTGCAATGCGCGGTGGCATGGATGGCTGGGGCCGGGTCGGCGGCCTGCCAGGGCAGATCCGATATCAAGAGTCGGTCGACTCGAAGTCGCGTCGTCGCTGCGGCTGTGGTTGTCGCCGGCGCGCTACTCACCGTGGCATGGCCAATGGCGTGTGTCTGACCATGGGTTGCGACCTGTAGATGCGGCGCTGGGTGAAGGAGGAGAACCGTGACTGAGAAGATCAGCGTCAACTGCCAGGCCAAGCTTTCCGAGGCCGTGACCATGCTCACCCGCCTATTCCGCGACAAGAAGTTCGTCGTGGTCAGCATGCGCCCGGGCAAAGACCGCACCCTGGACCAGAACGCTCTGTGGTTCGTCATGTACGACCGCATCGCCAAGAGTACTGAGATGGGTGACATCGAAGACGTCCGCCGGTACTGCAAGCTGCACTTCGGCGTGCCAATCATGCGCGCTGGCTGCGATGAGTTCCGCACCGGCTGGGCGGAGTCGTTCATCCACCTGCCGTATGAGGTGAAGCTTCGCCTGATGGGGCCGTGTGCCATGTTCGGGCCGGATGGTTTCCCGGTGACCCGGCTGTTCGACCGAGCCCAGGGCTGCCAGTACACCGACCGCATCGTGGCCGAGTTCGCGCCGCAGGGTGTGGTGTTCAGCGACTTGCTGAGCGAGGAGGCGGCATGACACTGGCCAAGGAGATCAAGCCGAAGAAGTGCAAGGCACCAGGCTGCGGCAAGCACTTCAAGCCGGCCATGACCACGCAGAAGGTGTGCAGCATCGCTTGCGCGAAGGCCATGGCCAAGGACCCGAAGCTGCAGAAGATCGCGGCCAAGGCCATCACCAGACAGAAGCGGGAAGACCTCAAGGAGCGCCGGGAGAAGCTGAAGTCGAAGGGCGACCACCTGAGGGAGGCCCAGCAGGCGTTCAACGCCTACATCCGCGAGCGGGACAGGCTGGAGGGGCACTGCTGCATCTCCAGCGGGCGGCCGCTCGACTGGAACGGCAACGCGGTAGATGCCGGCCACTATCGCAGCGTCGGATCTGCGCCGCACCTCCGCTTCAACGAGATGAACTGCAACGCACAGAGCAAGCACGACAACCGCTACCTGTCGGGAAATGTGGCGGAGTACCGCCTCGGCCTCATCGCCCGATATGGCCTTGAGGCTGTGGAGGCCCTGGAAAGGGACCAATCGGTCCGCCGCTACACCATCGAAGACCTGCAGGCCATCAAGGCGCTGTATCGCCAGAAACTTCGTGACCTCAAGAGGGCAGCAGCATGACCTGGACAACCGAACAAATCGTCGGCCTGCTCCTGCTGGCCATGTTCATCAGCTCCACCTGGTGCGTCACACGCGGCCAGCTCATCGCGAATCGCCGGAAGAAGGAGAACGGTCAATGAGCTACCAGAACGTGATTTCCGCAGTCGTTCGAGCCCTGGCGGCCGAGACGATCAACAGCGCAGGCGGCTGCAATGTCGAGCCGCGAGTGCAGGCCGGAAAGCTCAATGGTGAGATTTCGGGGAAGGATGCCGCGCTGCTGGCTGACTCGATCGTGCACAAGCTGCTGCACGCCCAGCTCAGCCCGCGGCACTGGAATGCCCTGGTGGCGAAGTACAGCACACACAAGGGGCGCAAGATCGACTCCATTGGTCGCCTGGTTGCTATCGTGCCAACCCCGGCTCCGAAGCGCTTTACCCAGCAGGCCGTGCTGGTCTGGGCGGTTCCGCAGCAAACGAAGGGCATTCAGCGCAAGGTGCCACAGGTCAAGGCGCCTGAGCCGCGCGAGAACGAAAGGGAAGGGCAGTGGGACTGGCGTAACAAGGCGGCTGCCGAATCAGTCGCGCGCGCGAATAAGCATGCCCGAGCCTTGGCCGAGTCGAAACCAGGCGAGATGATCGTTCTTGCCGAGTCGAACTACGACATGACCAATTGGGATTCCCAGGGGCTGACCGAGCGCACTTACCAGCGCTGGAATCGGGCCATCAAGGGCGCTCTGGAGTCGCTGGTGAATGAGGCGCTGACCGAGGCCCAGCACATGCTTGAAGCGATTGGCGTGCTATTCGACGAGGCCGCGTGAAAAGGCCCTCAAAAGGGCTTGCAATATCATGTCGCCATGTCGTAAATTTGCTCCATCCTGTCATTCCTGCGCGTGTTGAGGAGTGACGCACAAAGCCCGGCCATCGTGTCGGGCTTTTTGTTGCCTGTAGGAAAGCGCATGAAGCCATCAACTGCATGGAGCCTCCTGGCATTCGCCATGGCCCTGGCCAGCTACGCCCTACACCGCGACATCAGCGCCAATGTCTTCCTTGGCTGCGTCTTCATCATTCAGGGCCTCAAAAGGCCCGACGGTTCGGCCCAAGAGCGCCGAGCTACATTCCTGGCTGCCGCACTGAGCGCTGGCATCCTCCTTTTCGCGCTATGGGTACTCGCCACCGGCCTCGACCTCCGCAGCCCGGCGCCATTCCGCTACAAACACTAAGGGACTGAACATGGCCGATGCCGCTACCCCAGCAGCTTGCACGGTTGTAGGGTTGGGCGGCATTGCCCTCGCAAGCTGCCTCCCCACGATCGACCTCAACGCTGTTGTCTGCGCCTTCGGTGGCGCACTGCTCTTCATCCTCTGGGCGAAGGACATCAACCTGTGGCAACGCCTCGGGTACTTGCTCGTCGGCTGGATCGGCGGATATTACGGCTCGGCTGAGATCCTGGCCCAGGCCTGGACGAAAACCAGCGGTATCGCTGCCTTCGCCTGCGGCCTGGCCACGGTCCTGGTGAGCATCAGCGTTCTGGAGTCGTTCAACACCGGCAAACTGCCGAAGTGGGTAACCGAGCTGCCAGCAGCGATTGGCAGCCTGTTCCCCAAGCGAGGGGGCCAATGACCCTAGACCAAACCATCACCCTGGCCCATGCCGGGTTCTGCGGCGGGATCTGCTTCGTCATCGCGTTCATGTACCGGCGGGGCGGCTCGAGCTACAAGTTCCTGCCCAGCATGTGCGCCTTCTGCCTGGCCTCGCTGTTTGGCCAGGAGTGGCTGAGCATCGTCGGCGCGATCCTGCTGTACGGGCAGTGGCCGGCGACATCGGTGCCCAGCACGCTGATCTTCGGGATCCTGTTCATCCTGGCGCTGCGCTCGAAGGGCAACGTGGCCAGGTTGTTCGATCAGTCTCGACGCAGATAGCGCGCCACAAAACAGAGGTGCGCCGTTTCGTGGAGCGGGAGTGAATATGAGTAGACCGATGCCGCCGGCCGACCTGCTCGAATCGCTTTGGCTGACTCTGCGGCCAGCCGCCGGTGTATGGGATTGGGTGCAGAGCGAGATTCTCGCCGATACCGGGAGCATCCATAACCCAGAGCACGCTCATCTGATTGACGCCAACATCGGCGTACTGTGGGCCTCGAGCGGATTCGGAAAGCAGGGCCGTGTCGTCCTCGGCCAGGCAGAACAGCTCATGTTCCGCGCAGGCGGATGGCAGAAGGCCCGACAAGAGCAGCAGATGCGGGAGTGGTTCGGCGAAGAGCCGGCCTATCTCATCACCTTGGCCGCTGACTACTGCGCGCAATGCTCCGACGCCGAGTTCTGCGCACTACTCGAGCACGAGCTGTACCACATCGCCCAGGCGACTGATGAGTTCGGCGCGCCTAAGTTCACACAGCAAGGGCTGCCGAAGCTCTACCTGCGCGGCCACGATGTCGAAGAGTTCGTCGGAGTGGTTCGCCGCTACGGTGCCAGCGAAGAAGTCCAGCAGCTGATCGAAGCTGCAAGCCGGCCGCCAGAGGTGGCCAAGATCAACATTTCGAGGGCCTGCGGAACCTGCCTACTCAAGTCGGCCTGATTTTTGACAGGTTTTGACGGATGACAAACCCATGGCAGCACTACGAAGCGAGGTCAAAGCCTTCATTGTTCAGGCTCTGGCCTGCTTCGATTCACCCAGCCAGGTGGTGGAGGCCGTCAAGAAGGAATTCGGGGTCGAGGTGAGCCGCCAGCAGTGCGAGTCGCATGACCCCACCAAATATGCAGGCAGAGGCCTGGCCCAAAAGTGGGCTGACCTGTTCCATGAGTGCCGCAAGCGCTTTCGTGAAGAGACCGCAGACATCCCAATCGCCAACCGGGCGTTTCGGCTGCGCGGGCTTGGGCGAATGGCCGAGAAGGCCGAGAGCATGCGAAACCTGGCCCTGACCGCTCAGCTATACGAGCAGGCGGCCAAGGAGTGCGGCGACATGTATGTCAACCGCAAGATTGAGCCCGACAAGCCCCTGGGCTCCCAGGCGGACCAGCAGCACGCTGTTGCTGAGTACAAGCTGGAGCCAGACGAGAATGTCCCCGCTACCCCGTACCTATGAGGCGCCGGTAAAGCTGACGCCGAAGCAGGCGAATATCTACGTCTGGGGTTTCCAGCGTAATGCTCGCTTCCGAGATGCGGTGTGTGGTCGTCGATTCGGCAAGACGTTCCTCGGCAAGGCTGAGATGCGCCGCGCGGCTCGGCTGGCTGCGGAGTGGGGTGTCAGCGTTGAGGATGAGATCTGGTATGCAGCCCCGACGCAGAAGCAGGCCCGCCGAGTGTTCTGGCGCCGACTGAAGCAGGCCATCCCGCGAGAGTGGAGGGAGTGCAAGCCGAACGAGTCGGACATGCTGATCACGCTCAAGAGCGGGCACCTGATCCGCTGTGTCGGCCTGGAGAACTACGACGACCTGCGCGGTTCCGGTCTGTTCTTCGTCCTGGTGGACGAATGGGCAGACTGTAAGTGGGCTGCCTGGGAAGAGGTTCTGCGGCCGATGCTGTCGACGTGTGAGTACGTCATACCGGGCGTCGGCAAGTGCAAGGGTGGTCATGCGCTGCGCATCGGCACGCCCAAGGGTTTCAACCACTGTTTCGACACCTACCGCGACGGCCAGACCGATGGCGAGCCAGACCACAAGAGCTGGCTCTACACCTCGCTCCAGGGCGGCAACGTCCCAGCTGAGGAGCTGGACGCGGCGCGCCGCAAGATGGACCCGCGGACGTTCCGCCAGGAGTACGAGGCCAGCTTCGAGAACTATGCCGGCGTCGTCTACTACACATTCAGCCGCAGCGAGAGCCGGACCAGCGAGCGAATCAAGCCGGGCGAGGCCCTACACATCGGCATGGACTTCAACGTCATGAAGATGGCCGCGGTGGTCTACGTCGTTCGAGATGGTCTGCCGCTGGCCCTGGATGAGTTCCACTCAGTGCGCGACACGCCGGAGATGATCGAGAAGATCCAGGCGCGCTTCTCGGGGCACGGCATCGCCGTCTATCCAGACGCCAGTGGCCAGAACACCAGCAGCAAGAACGCCAGCGGGTCCGACCTGTCCCTGCTGCGAAAAGCTGGCTTCACGGTGATCGTGGACAGCCAGAACCCAGGCGTTAAAGACCGGGTGAACTCGGTCAACGCCATGCTCATGAACGCCTACGGCGAGCGCCGACTGAAGGTCAACATCGACCAGTGCCCGCAACTGACCCTGTGCCTTGAGCGGCAGACCTATGACAAGCATGGCGAACCTGACAAGGACCCGAAGAAGGGGCATGACCACATGAACGACGCCGCCGGCTACTTCATCGCCAAGCGATACCCGATCAACGTGGCAACGACCACAAGCCAATCCCTGAGAATGTGACCATGAGCGATAACCCGAGCATCACGCTGCCCGCTGTCGACGCGATGCGCGCCTACTGGGCCGTGATCTCGCCGCTCATGGGCGGAACCATGGCGATGCGGGCGGCGGGGAAGGTCCTGCTGCCGCAGTATCCCGCCGAAGATGACGAATCCTACCGGGAGCGTCTGCGCCTCTCGACCCTGCTACCGGCGTATTCCGAGACGGTCGGCAACATGACCTCGCGGGTGTTCGCCGAGCCGCTGCAGGTGGGCGACGATGTGCCAGAGGCCATTGTTGAGATGACCAGGGACATCGACCACGCCGGCAACGACCTCAACTCCTGGGCGGTCGGCTTCTTCACCGAGGGGCTGAGCCACGGTCTGTGCCACGCCTTCGTCGATCACCCTCCAGCGGGCGAACTGAAGACCCAGGCTGACGAGCAGGCCGCCGGTGTGCGCCCCTACGTCGTGCTGGTAAGGCCTGAGCAGGTGTTGGGCTGGCGCTCCAAGGGCGGCGTGCTGACCATGGTCCGCTATATCGAGTTGGTCGAGGAGGAGGACGGGGACTTTGGTGCCAAGTGCGTCGAGCAGATTCGCGTGCTGGAGCCTGGCTCTTGGCGAACCTATCGCAGGTCGGCCAAGGCCGCACGGGGCAAGCAGGCCTCAGCTGGCGGCACCTGGGAGCTGCACGAAGAGGGCACCAACAGCCTGACCGCGATCCCTTGGGTTACCTTCTACACCGGCCGCACCGGCTTCATGACGGCCAAGCCGCCACTGATTGAGCTGGCGCACCTGAACGTGAAGCACTGGCAGAGCCAGAGCGACCAGGACAACATCCTTCACGTTATCCGCGTGCCCATCCTGGTGCGCATTGGCATCCAGACCCAGTACGACAACCAAGGGAAGGTCATCCCGCCAGAGTTCAAGGTGGGCACCGGCCAGCTGACCGACCTGCCCAAGGACGGTGACCTCAAGTACGTCGAGCACACCGGCCAGGCCGTTGAGTCCGGTCGGACCGCGCTGCAAGACCTGATCGGTGAGATGCGCATGGCCGGGGCCAAGCTGCTGACCCCGGATAAGTCGGCTACCAAGACTGCTACCCAGGCGGAGGAGGAGGCGGCACAAGAGTTGTCCCCGCTGGCGCGTATGGCGCACCACTTCGCCGACTGCCTGTCGCTGTTGCTCCAGTTCATGGCCGACTACCGCGCCCTGGGCGATGGCGGAACCGTTGAGATGCGTGGCAACTTCGACGTTGACTACATGCCTGAGGTGTCTCTGCCGACGCTGGTTTCCATGGCTAATGCCGGGATGATCAGCAAGGAGACGCTGTTCGCGGAAATGCAGCGCCGCGGCGTGATAAGCGACGAGTACGACTGGGAAGAAGAACTGGCGAAGATTGAGGCTCAGGGCCCGGCCCTCGGTGCGCTGTGATGAAGACGGCCAACGAGAAGCTGCTGGACGAGCTAATAGGTCATGAGGTTGACCTGTCCAGACTGAGCAACAGCCAGGTCGTGGCGATAATCAAGGTCCTAAACAGTTCTGATCCTGAACTGAGGGCGGCGCTCATTGCTGCCATCGACAGCCTGGATGCCGGCGCATCCGTTGCTGCGATCGATGCTGCCCTGGCGCCCGTGCTGCGGGTAAATCAATCGACGTTCTTTAGCCTGCCGCAGGCTCTCACAGGCCTCATCGACGGCATAGCAAGCTACGAGATCGCATTCCAGGCTGCCGCGCTTACAGCGGCTGTTCCTAAGCTTGTACAGGCGCGATTCCCGGTTGCCGTGGCCCAGTTCAGTCAGGTGCGCGCCATTGCGCTGGCAAGGCCATTCCAGGGGCGGTTGCTGAGCGAATGGATGGCTGGCATCGAGGCTGACCGTGCTGCGTCCATCCGTGATGCCGTACGCTCTGGCGTGCTTGAAGGGCGCACGACGCCGGATATCGTCCGGCAGATCATGGGCACCAAGGCGGAGAAGTATGCTGACGGCATCCTGCAGAGGTCTCGCCGGGAGGTGGAGGCGGTTGTCCGGTCGGCAGTGTCCAGCACAGCAGAGACGGCCAGCGACAAGGCGTTCGAGGCCAACAGTGACATCATCAGCCATGTTGAGTGGCTGAGCACTCTGGACAACCGGACATCGACCACCTGCCGCATTCGCGACCGCCTGCCGTACACGCTGGGCACCTATCGACCCATTGGGCACAAGGTGCCGTGGCTGGCCGGCCCGGGCCGTATTCACTTCTGCTGCCGCTCGACCAAGCTGCCGATCCTCAAGAGCGCTCTGTCGCTGGGGATCAGCGATGCGGCAACCCGGGCGAGCATGGACGGCCAGGTGCCGCAGCAGACCACTTATGCACAATGGCTTGCACGCCAGCCTGCCGCACGCCAGGACGAAATTCTCGGCTCGGAGCGGGGGAAGCTGCTGCGCCAGGACAAGCTCAAGTTGCAGGACTTCTACAACGACAAGGGCAAGTTCCTGACGCTCGATGAGCTACGGGAGCGGCTGTTGTAGCCCGCGCCACAAAACACCAAAGCGCCATTTCGTGGCGCGCAATTGCAAAGCCTCGCCCAGTGCGGGGCTTTTTCATGCCTGCGGTTCGGATGGACGGGGCGACCTGGGGCCGGATGGCTCACCAACAGGCCGGATGGCCCAGAGAGACGAGATGAAACTCAAAACCGTTGAAGTGGATGGCAAGCAGTACGCAGTGATCGAGGATGGTAAACCCGTCTACACCGATGACGACGGCAAGGACGTTGCCTTCGATGCGGTCGGCACTCGCAACACTATCACCCGGCTGAATGCCGAGGCGAAGTCGCACCGCGAGCGCGCGGACAGCTTCGAGAAAACTGCGAAGGCGTTCGAAGGCATCGAAGATGCTGCGGCCGCCAAGAAAGCCCTGGAGATCGTCGCCAACCTCGACGCCAAGAAGCTGGTGGATGCCGGCGAGATCGAGAAGGTGAAGGGCGAAATCAGCAAGGCCTTCCAAACCCAGCTGGATGAAGCCAACGGCAAGGCGCAGACCTTCGAGCAGCAACTGTATGCCGAGAAGATCGGCGGCAGCTTCGCCCGCTCTCAGTTCATCGCCGAGAAGATGGCCGTTCCCGCTGACATGGTGCAGGCCACCTTCGGCAGCAACTTCAAGATCGAGGAAGGCAAGGTCGTCGCTTATGACGCTCAGGGCCAGAAGGTCTTCAGCCGCTCTCGCCCGGGTGAACTGGCCGACTTCAACGAAGCGCTCGAAACCCTCGTCTCGCAGTACCCCCATCGCGACCACATCCTGAAGAGCTCCGGCGCCAATGGCGGCGGCGCGCCGAACGGCGGTGGCCAGCATAAAACCACGAAGGGCAACTTCGGTGGCTCCAAGGCAGAGCGCCTGGAAGCCATCAAGGGCCTGACCGCAAGCGAATAAGGAGGCCCAATGGCCCTTTCGAACATGAAGGTGTTCAACGAATACCTCAAGCGCACCACCATCGAGACCCTGGCTCAGGATGTCGAGAAGTTCAACGCATCCTCGGCCGGCGCCATCCGCCTGACCACCCAGGGCATCGACGGCGACTTCCTGCAGGAATCGTTCTGGGCCGGCCTGCACGGCGCTCAGCGCCGCGTCGACCGCTACGCTGCCAACGGCAACCAGGCGTCCACTCCGCTGGCCCAGAAGCAGTACGACTCGGTGAAGATCGCCGGTGGCTTCGGCCCGATCCTATGGGAGCCTTCCCAGCTCTCCTGGATCCAGAAGAACCCGGAAGAAGCGCTGGAAGTGATCAGCCGCAACCTGTCCGAAGCCATCATGGCGGACCAGCTGAACACCGCCATCTCGGCCCTGGCTGGCGCCATCGGCAACCAGCCGGGAGCCACCAACGACGTTTCGGCGACCGCTGGCGTGACCTACGTCGCGATCAACAACGCCCACGCGCTGTTCGGTGACGCTTCCCAGCGTCTGGTGGCCCAAGTCATGACCGGCGCCATGTACCACAAGCTGGTCGGCCAGAACCTCGCCAACGCCGAGCGCCTGTTCCAGTTCTCCGGCGTGCAGGTGGTCGACATCCTCGGCAAGGCCGTGATCATCACCGACGCCCCTGCTCTGTACGAGGCCGGCACCCCGAACAAGCAGAAGGTGCTCAGCCTGGCGGACGGCGCCGCGGTGGTGATGGATGGCTCCGACCTGATCACCAACATCGAGACCTCCAACGGCAAGGAGCGTATCGAGACCACCATGCAGGCCGACTACACCTTCGGCCTGGGCCTCAAGGGCTACACCTGGGACACCGCCAACGGCGGCAAGTCACCGACCAACGCCGAACTGTCCACCGGCACCAACTGGGATCTGGTGGCGAACAGCATCAAGGCCTCGGCCGGCGTGCTGACCATCGGTGATGCTACCAAGTAACAGGTACCGCGCCCTCCGGGGCGCATTCCCCAGGAGATCGCCATGAGCGAGAAAGTGATTTACGAGAAACACCCGGTCAGCCCTGAGCGTAAAGCCGAACTGCGGCAGAAGGGCTACAAGATCATCGATGCGCGCTTCGCGCCTGATGGCTATGAACACCCGGAGCCGCTGAAGGAGGCCAAAGGCTCGAAGGCTGGCAAGTCTGCTGCCGAGAAGAAGGCAGCCGAAGAAGCCGAGCTGAAGACCAAACTGCAGGCCGCTCTGACTGAAAAGGGTGTTCAGTTCGCGACTGATGCCAGCGTAGAAGACCTGCAGAAGCTGCTGGGCGAGGCCAAGTAATGACCATCTACATCACCGTCGAGCAGGTAGACGCCCTGCTTGGGCCGACCTGGGCGCCCGACGACCAGAAGGCCCGGGCGGTGCTGATGGCCAACACCTGGCTGACCAATCTCGGCCTGCCGGAGTTCGATCCGGTCCCGGATGACGTGATTCAGGCCGGCGCCGAGATTGCCCGAGAGGCTGCGGCAGGGAACATCTACGGCAGCAAGGAGACCGGCGTGCTGAGCAAGTCGGTCCAAGCTGGCAGCGTTTCCAGTAGCAAGTCTTACTCGGAATCATCCCGCACCATCAGCGCCGGCGAGTCGTTCGCCCTGGCGCTGCTGGCGCACTACCTGAACAACAGCGGTCAGACCAAAGTCGTGAGGTGCTGAAATGGGTCTGCGAAGCGATATCCAGTCCGACCTGGCCACTGCGTTCGATACAGATCTGGCTGACGCCGTGTCCGCATTCACCGGCACCTACATGGGGCCCGGAGTCTGGGACCCGGTCAACGAGACCACCACGGCCCAGCCAGTGACCTACAC